GCGCGGGTGCTGCCCTGGCTGGCGGATATCGTCACCGGAAATGTCTCGCGCAACCAGACGGGTCTCGTCGTCGAGGGGCTTGCCCCTCCGCGCGACCGCAGCACCTGGTGGGGCTATTCGGCACGCAACACGCTCACCAAGTCCGGGATCTCGACTTGGAAGGTGACGGCGGATGGCAAGGTAGCGATCGACAAGCTGGTGACGACCTACCGCCTCGGCCCCAGTGGGCAGCCGGATTCCACCTTCCGTGACATCCAGGCGCTGTTCCAGGTGTCGGGCGGCCTGTCCTACATCCGGACGGTGCTCGCCAACGAGCAGGGACAGAAGGCGCTCGCCGACGATAACCCCGGCAACCTCGCGGCGATCACGACGCCGAAGGACATCAAGGGGTCATTCGTGCACGCCTACGAGGCGCTGGTGCAGCGCGGTGTGTTCGAGAACGCGCCCGAGTTCGTCAGGCGGCTCGACGTGCGGCGCAATGCGGAGAATCCCAACAGGGTCGACGTGTTCGCGCCGCTCGATCGCGTGAACCCGCTCGATATCCTTGCTGCCAACGCGACCATCTATCAGCAGTACGTCCGCACCTGACGGACGGTGCTGACCGGGCCGGGCCTTTGAGGCCGGCCAACTTTTTCCACCATCCGCAACGGGAGACCGGCGCCATGGCCAGCTTCGGCGGCGAAATGCGTTTCACCTACAACGGCGCGCCCCTGGTGCTGCGCGCCGCCATCAAGACGACCCCATCCAACACGGAAGTTGAGGGCATAGTGAACCAGGACAACTCCGTGTCCGCCTCGCACAAGCCCTCCGGCTACGGCTTCGAGCCGACCTTCGAGGACGCGGCCGATGTCGACTGGGACGCCGTCATGCGCAACGGCCCCTACAACATCTCGTGCATCGAGGATCACACGGGCGTCGTGCACACCTGGACCGGAGCGATCTTCACGGGCCGGCCGTCTGTCGACCGGGGCACCGGCGAGGTAACCGGCATTCAGGGCCTCGCTCGCGCCTATCGCAAGTCGCGAGGCTAATCTATGAGCAGGACGACCACCATCGCGCTCGCCGAGCCAGTGCTCTGGCACGACCAGCATCTGCGGGAAATCGCCCTGCGACCGCCCACCTTCGCGGAATACATGGAACTCGGCGAACCCTACGCCGAGGGATATGCCAGGAGCGGCATCTACTTCCGCAACGTGGACTATCCGACCGTGCGCGAGTATGCGCAGCGGCTCATGGTCGACCAGGACAAGGTGCACGCACTCAGCCTCCTCGGCCTCACCGATTCCCGGAAGGTGAGGGACGCGATCCTCGATTTTTTTCGCGAACCCGAGGCGTCGGAGCCGTCGCCGACGGCCTCGTCTTCGGGCTCGGCTGGGATGCCGGGACAGTCCAGCGTCTGACGCTCGACGAAATCTGCGCGTGGGGCGCGCGGGCAGCCGAGTGGCACAGGCGCCGCAAGGGGAAATGATCTATGACGAGGGCCCGCACGCTAGAGGCTGCCGCCATCATCTCGGCGTCGGACCGCACGGGTGCCGCCTTTGCGTCCGTCTCCCGCAAGCTCGCCGGGCTCGATCGCGCGGCGCGTGGTGTCGGCCGCACGATGTTGCTGCACGATAGGGCGGCGCGGGCGATGACGGCCGGCATGGTGGCTCTCGGTCGCGTCCTAGGGCCGGCGGCGCTCGCGTACGGCACGACCCGGGCGGTGCGTAATTTTGCCGAGCTCGAGCGCAGGATGACCCGCGTCGGCATCACGGCCGATGCCTCGCGCGAGGAGATGGAGCAGTTCACGGGCGAGGCGCGCCGCATGGCCGGCGACATCGCCATGCCGCTCGACCAGATCGTGGCGGGGGCTGACGCCCTTGCCGCGCAGGGGCGCTCGCTGCAGGAAATACGGGCCCTCCTGCCGTCCGTCGCCAAGACGGCGCAGGCCGCCGGCGCAGAGGTGGATGACATTGCCCGTTCTGCGGACGCGGTGGGCACGCACCTCAAGATCGGTGCGGATGAGATGCAGAAGGCCTTCGACATCATGGCCGAGGGCGGCAAGGCCGGGCAATTCGAGCTGAAGGACATGGCCCGCTACCTGCCGTCGCTGGCGCCGGCGGCAAAGGCCATCGGAATGGAGGGCGCCAAGGGCCTCGCCGACCTCGTCGCGATGCTGCAGATCCTGCGCAAGGGCGCCGGATCGGCGGAGGAAGCGGCAACCTCCATGAACAACATCCTTCAGAAGATGTCGTCGGAGGAGACGCGCAAGCGTTTCGCCAAGATGGGCGTCGACCTCGAGGCTGCCCTCAAGAAGGGGCGCAAGGAGGGGCGAAACCTCATCGAGGTCTTCGAGGATGCAACCTGGAAGGCGATCCGGGGCGACCTGTCGCAGCTGCCAAAGCTCATCGGCGACATGGAGTTCGCCCGCGGCATGCGGGCGCTCCTGTCGATGCGTGGCGAGTGGCAGAGGCTCGCCGGCGCCATCGGCGAGGCGAGCGGCACTGTCGAGCGGGACCTCAACCGCGTGCTGGGCGACTCCCAGGCGAAGTTCGACCAGTTGTCGAACGCATGGGACCGGTTCGTCACGTCCGTGGGCGCTGGGGCCGTCAACATGGGCGTCGGCAGTCTGCTGCAGGGGCTCGCCGAGAGCATCGACCAGCTCAGTAACGGACTGCAGAAGGTCGAGGACATCCTTGAGAAGCGCCGTCGCATCGCGGCCATTGACGCGGAAGCTTCTGGCGAGGCGGAGGGAACGCGGGAGTGGATCGAGCAAGAAAAGCGAAAGGGCGAAGCCTTCGACGCCTGGGTTCTGGGCCTGACGGGCATCGACTTTCGTGGGGGCATCGCCGGTCTCGTCGATTCCTACGAGCAGTCACTCAGTGTCGATGCAGCGTTGCGGGAGGGGCGGCGCGACGCTGAGGCGCGAGCCGACAAGGCGCGGGAGGAGATGCTCGACGAGCTGATCTATGGGCGCTCGTCGCTGGGCGACAAACGCCTCGACGCATTCGACAGGGCGACGCGAGAGGAGGAGAACCGGCGGATCTACGACTTCCAGCGCGAGCTGGAGCGATTGCAGTCGCAATGGATGGCGCAGCGCGCCATGAGCGTTGGCGTGTGGCAGCCCTTTGGCGCATCGGTGCAGGGCAGGGGTTGGAAGGGTGCGAAAGCGATTGGCGCCGCTCCTGGGATGGAAGGTGTGTCAGGAGCGAGCCCCCTGGATGGGCCCGGATTTGGCTCGTTCGGGGCCAAGATCGGCGCGCCTGTGTTCGGGGACGCGGGGCCTATCAAGGCCGAGCTCGAGGGGCACGCGCGTGTTGTCAACCAGATCGAACTCACCCTCAACACGGATCTCTTCCGCGCGCAGGTGCAGCAAGTGATCCGAGAAGAGGTGGGTAATATTCGTGTCTCGCCGGCTAGCCCGGTCGGGCCGGGCTCGACCGGGCTGTCGTCGCCGGATGTGGGATGATTATGAGGAGGGGGTGAGGGGGAGACTGCAGGTCTTGGTGAATTCCGCGAAGGCCTTGGCCGCCCCCTTGGCGGGAAAGGTGAGAACTGTTCCTTCTACCCCGACGCCGATGCGCTGTTTGGCCGCCGCAATCTGACTGAACAGTTTGAAGACGTTTTCCTCTTGTTCAGCGGTCGTCGCGAATATCAGGCGTCCTCCCAACTCGGTTATTGCGAGTGGAATGGTAATCTTCTCATTCTTATCTACGCGAAATACTACGTCGACTTGATCCTTGTACGAGGCAGAGTGGTCATAGCGCATGGGTGACGCCAGCATTAGGGTTGTACTGCCTGGCCTTCCTTCCCAACACTTGGCGCCCAATGCGAAAGGATTCAGCCCGCCCCCCTTCTGCAGCTGCGTAACCACCGCAGTCTTGGTGTCGTCGAGTGGATCCTCGTCCGTTTTAATGCCCCACACCTCGGCGTGCGCAGCGGAAGCTGAGATGACGACTGCGCCGAGGCACGCGATTGTAGAAATAATCTTCATGGCCGCCCCCATTGAGCGGCAGCGAGATTAGAGCATGAAACCTCGAGCGCAAACGGCCTGCTGCGGAGACGGGCGATGAGGGACTGGTCACGGGCGCTTTTCCCGGCCTCGTTTCGCGGCGTGCCCTTCTGGGTGGAGGCCGACGAGGAGCGAGGTGGCCGGCGCATCGTCACGCACGAGTTTCCGATGCGCGACGAGCCGTTCAACGAGGATCTCGGCCAAAAGGCCGCGTTCTTCAGCGTGACGGCATACCTCGTCTCCGACATGGCCGATGCGGAGGCTGCGGCGCTCGCCGCGGCCTGCCGCACCCGGGGGCCGGCCGTCCTCGTGTTGCCGATGCACGGGCCGCTGACGGCCCGCTGTGTCGACTTCCGCCGCGCGCGCGAGCGGGACCGTGCCGGCTATGTCGCCTATGACCTTGAATTCGTGCGGGAGGGGGCGACGGTCGCGATCGCGAGCGTTGCCTATCTGGCGCAGCAGGTCTTCAACGCTGTCGACGCGCTGGCCGGCATCATCGGTGGGACCTATGGCGGGTTGGTGGACGTACGCGGCCGCCCCGATTACGCCGTCGACGCCGCCGTCGATGCCGCGCAAGAGGCGGCGGCGACGCTGGAGGTAGTGCGCACCACGCAGCCGGTCGACCCGAGTGTGAGTGCGCCGGCGCGCGATGCCATCGCGGCCCTGTACGACGAGGCGCCGGCCCTTATCACGCGGGAGGCGGGCGCTGCGCCTGCGGTGGCCGAGCGTATCTTCTCGATTGCGCGAGACCTCGGCG